TCATAATATTTACGTGTGTCTAGACCATTGTCTATATTAACGTTCTTATTATTATGATATAAAGCATCTAAAACTTCTCCCACATAGAACATACGTTCAAAATCATGATTACCTTGTATTACAACCACATCTACCGGGGCAAACTGTGTTAAATAATCAATTGCTTTTGTAACTAAATGCCAGTATCCTCTAAAAGATTGACGCCATCGCATACTATCTTGTTGAGGTGTGCCTTTAGTTGTAGCTCTGCTCATACCTTCTGAATTTAAACCATCATTACCAACCGGTAATAAAAATCTCTCTATATTTAAACCATCTGCTTTCCTATGTAAATCTACAATAGCTTGCATATAATGTTTCTCTATAGTATCTGAAGGTTCATCAGTAATTTTACCGTAGTGTATATCCGGTAGTGATATTTCATACAGCACAGGATCTTTTGGCTTTGTATATTTAATCTTACTTACTTTAGGGGATCTATTTTTTATATAGTCTAGTAACTCATCTTTAACCTGAGGCTGTTCATGCCACTGATTGTGTGTAACAATACTATAACGTTGTTCACCATTAAAGTTTTGCCAAAATTTAACAGACTTTACATCTGCCATTGTTAATCCGTTATCTAATAAATGTTTTGAAAATGCTTGGCTTTCGCTAAGCTCATGGCCATTATCATTATTCATGCGCTCTTGTACCCACTCTTCTGAGTTTACAAGTTTTTTACAATCTTTAATAATAGCTATGTCTACTTCCCATTTGTCAGATAGCCACTGTGCTCCTTTTTTTAACCACCCTTTTTGTTTCCTAAATTTTTCAATAATTTCTTCTCGATTCATTTAATATGTTTTTAAGTTCATTAAAACTACACATCTTTTTAACTAAATCTGATGGATCTTTAGACTGATAGTAATCAGGTATGTAGATATTATTAAAACCATACAAGTCACAAATCTTTTTAGCCATACTTTGGCCTGGATTTGTTACTTTGTCGAAATCATTGTCGTATAAAACATCTATTTTAGTAAATCTAGCTTTTAAATCTTTTACTAAATTTTCTGAAGGTATTTGCATCTCGCTTTGTAGTGCAATTGCATGATAGCCTGCTGCATGTAAACACATAACATCTTTGAGAGATGAAGTAATGATAAGTCTCTCACCTTTATACGGGAGTTGGTTATAGCCTTGTACATCTGTCTTTTTTGTATTGCTTAACCACTTATTTGTTTCTTCATAAGGAGAATAAATTTTATATCGATTTTTGAATCTAAAAGCATAAGTCACTGATTTACAAGTAAATCTAGTACTGTTAACCCAGAAATGACTTATAGGTTCAACGCCAAACATAAGTAATATTTGTTTACTAACCAAATATTGAACCCAAAACTTTGCATCGTCTCTAGTCCATTGCCGACGTTTCTTTCTAATAATAACTTCAGTCTTAGTATAAGAAGGCACTTTATCTTGTCTATAAGCCATAAGACCCATAGTAAATCTTATGCTGTCTTTTTTAGAACTAAGGTTAAGATTAAAGTCATTGTCGATAATATTTAACGCAGAGTAGAAATCACAATTATATTTAAACTTTACATAATTAAAGCAATCAAAAGTATGATCACTAGAACCAAAGTCTTTATACAATAATTTGCCATTGTATGGTATTATAGAAACTGTAGGTGAATTATCTTGTCGAAGGTCACTCTTAAATTTCTTACCAAGTATTTTAAAATTAGGGCAGTAATACCTAAAAATGTCATACTCAGTAATTTTACTAAGTATGACATCGGTATGTAGGTGATCGTTACTATTTCTACGATCAATAGCCATTAGAACGGAGAATCTGCTTCTTGTGGATCTGCAGGAACTGTCCAATCTTCATTTTCATCAATAGTGTCTGGTGTAACTAGACTAGCTGTTGATATATGCTTACCCCATTTAAGGTCTGCATTAAAATCATGATTCTTAAACTGAGAGTACTCATCATTAAGTGCTTTAACAAATAAATCATCTCTTTGTGGTTTTACTCTGCCAAAATAGCCAGTGTAAATACCTTGATATTTATCATCTTTAACACCTATTAGTACTCTAAGTTGATTATTCTTAAGTGCTGCGCAAAGAGTTTTAATCTCTGCTATATTACCATTTACAATAGCTTCCATTGTATCATAGTATACATTAGCACCTGCAGCAACATTTGCCCAAGCTTTAGTAAACTCAATTAGCTCTCTCTCGCCGTCATAAGCTTTTCTCTCACCGTCTTTCTTCCACCAGTCATAAGTTGGTGCATCAGTTGACCATGTAGATTGACCTACATTGTTTAGCCATAAAGATTTTCCAGTTTGAGATTGTTTATGATTGTTCTTTAAAAACAAATCTAATTTAAATTTACCGTCTTCATTTGCTAGCCAAAACGTTACTTTATTCCAGTCTTGATCGTTACTAGTTCCTGAATATACAGGCTCTTGCTTTACATTCACATCTAGTGCATGTAATTCTGCCATTGTAGGGTTAACCGCTACAACATTTACATTTGTTAAACCAGAGTAGAATTCTCTTCCTCCTCCAGATACTTCTTCCGTACTTGCATTACTTTGTATTGCCATAATTAATTATTTATTGGTTATTAAAATTGTGTAAACTGTGTGTTTGTATTATTCTCTACTGTACCATGAAAAGTCTCTGTAGTTTCTACAGGTATACTAGTTTGGTTAGGACTTATAGTTTCTACTGTATCATCTACAAACTCAAAAGATAATTTTCTAACTTTTTTAGCTTTTTTACCTTTTAGTGCAGGATGCATAAACATTTGTTTAACTTCCCACGATTCTAGACCATACTTAGTTTGAATACCAGTTCTGTCTATACCATTCTCTAGATCTTGTATGATCTGTGTAGTAGTAATTTGTGCAGGCGTTACTTGTTTTACAACTGTGCCCTCAGTTGGTTCATTTGCTTCAATCATGTTTAATTGGTTTTAATTAGTTAATCTATAAAAATTTTTGACCATTCTAAAGGCATGGCCTTGCCCTTTAAGTGTGCACATCTAGTACCAGCAGCTATATCATCTAGAGAGTCAAAAGAAATCATAGTATTTTCTCCTTCTCTGTAAATGTAACCAATAGCGTCTGAATTAGTGCAAGTAATTTGCTTAATTTTACCAGTTAGGTCAAGATCTTTTACTGCTACTTCTTTACCTTTCTTTTCAAGCATCTTATCTTTTAGGTGTCCAACTAAGATTACATGATCCGCAAGTTTATTCAGTTTGTCTATCCATTCTTTGTAGGCTAGTCTTAAATATAAGTAGCCAGCGCCGTTTGGCAGTGATAGAACTGATGCTCCAGGATTATTTTTATCAAAGTTTTTACCCATAGGAGTCCTCATATAAATTTGTTTAGCATAACCTTCACACCATTCTTCTAGCTTAGATATAGTATCTATAGCTATATATTTATAAGGTTTCCCCTCTTTAATAATTGCTGAACCAACAGCTTGAAGATCTTTTAGATTGTGTGCTTTAACTTTTAAAGCATCTACCATATCTGACCCGTCCTCCAAGTCAATGATTAGACAATTATCTAGTTGTGATAACACAGTAGTTTTACCTATTTTAGGTGCACCATATATTATCATGTTTTTAGGCGATTTACGGCTCGCTTTAACCTTTGCTTTTGGTAATTCCATAATTTCCATCTATATATTATTTTTTAGTTTTTAATTTACTTCTTAATGAATCTCTTCTAGACATAAGTCTTGTAGTTTCTTCTTCGTTGTCTTTAAACCTCTTTAACCTTTTGTCTACTTGATTTATTTCGTTTAAGACTGCTAGTTTTGCTTTGTTTTTTCCGTTTCTTTTGCTCATAAATTTCTATATTTTTAAATAATTTTTCATTTGATCTATCTTTTATAAATAGTTTATATAAGTATTTTATCATAACCTTTCTTTTATTGTGAATGTTGACATTTCTGCTTCATAAGGAATCATGCCTAGTAAACCATCACGATTCTTCTCTATATGTACAGCTAGTAATCCTACTGGATCTTCATTACAGTATTTATCTGTAATACCATACAAATCATTAGGTCGTTGGAGCATCATTACTACATGTGCATCCTGACCAATACTATCGCCACCAAATAAATCTGTTAGCAAAGGCTGATATTGTGCTTTAGCTCTATGCTCAGACTCTATGTTACGATTTAACTGAGATAATAATATATTAATACAACCTAAATTTGCTTGCATCCACATACATCCTTTACTCACATCATTTAGTTTTTGTAATTCCATATCTTTGTTACTCAAAATTAATCTAGAGTGATCAAACACATTAACTACAACTGAGTCTGGACGTTGGTTAGCTATGTCTAAATTAGCTTGCTTAATAAATTCTATATCTCTTGGAACGTTATTAAAGTGTACAGGATAGTTCCCATACTTCATAACTTCTTGTTTAAATTTTTGGTACGATTCGTTTTCTAATCTTTTACCTACAGATAATAATTCTCCTACTTGTTTGTTTATACCTTTTGAACCTGCACGGAGTATCTGCTGATAACCGGGCATCTCGAAAGACCAATACAATACTAATAAGTTTTTACCTATATTTTTATCTAGTAAGTCAAAAATTAGCTGATTGCTAAATGCTGATTTACCTACACCTGGACGACCTGCTACTACATACATCTTACCAGGCTGTAAACCCCCTAATAAGTTTCTATTTAGTCTGTCCCATTTAGTAGGATAAACTTGACGTTTACCATTCATTCCATCTGCTACTTGATGTAGAGATGCGCTAATTGCTTTTCTAATGCTTTTAAATCCGTTGTTTTTAAAGGGATCTTGTGATTCTAGTGGTGTTTTCTGTTGTGTCATTTTCATCTAAGTTTTCATACTTTTCCCAAGTATGGTTATTAATCCATGTTTCTAAGTTTTGCATGTATGCAAGATTATGCTTTTCTATTGTAAGCTGAGTATTTAAACAGTCCATGATATGTCTATGTTTATACAACTTATCACCTACAATTTTTTCATATTTTGCTTTACATTTAGCGTTTGCCTTAGCATCTGGATCCTTAGCATGTAACACTCTAATACCTCTATCAGTAGTCATTACTTTCATAGGATACGTACCAATAAGCTCAGCAAACATCTGATCAAAATTAGAAGAAAAGAGGTCTATAAACTCTTGTCTAATAAAATGTTGATCAGGTGCTTCGCCTAGCTTAATGTATCCTTCTTCTTGTAACTTCTCTAGATTTGGTTTTAGATTAAGATTGATCAGTTTAGCATAACTTTCCTTATGTATTATATAAAGATATAGAAAATCGTCTGCAGACATTCCTGTCTGTTCTAACACTTCAAAATCTATATCAACATTCATATGGCAGTAAAGGTTATAAAAAGTTCTGTTATACTATTTTGTAAATCTAAAGCAAATATAATAAATTCTATTATTATGTACAAATATTTTAAATAATTATTTCCACACAACATTCTTTAATGTTTTTGTAGCGTTCTTTAACCACTTTTCTTCCTGAGAATCAGCAACATACAAGATTATAATTTTCCCTATTTTATTTTCTTGGAATCTTACTAACCGTCCTACACGCTGTATCATAGACAAACCTTTGCTTGTAATACCACAAATTATACCCATGTTTGCATTAGGAACGTCAAACCCTTGGTTAAGAGCTTTTGTTGAACAAAGCACATTTATATCCCCTGTTTTAAATAATTCAAGGGC